AGGAGTTCAACCAGTATCATCTAGTTTGTCTGCATCATTTGCAAGTTGGACATTAGCAACACCATATGATTCATTAGAAGAAACTTATTATTATGATTCAGTATCATTAGGTGCTGGGACATTTGATGATAATAAAATTCGTTTAGAAGAAAATGAACTAGTTGGTTCATTGGATGTTAAAACACGTGCTGAACGTAGTCAATTTGATAAAGCACCATTAGATAGCAAAAAATTAGGAGTGTATTTTTCACCACAAACAATGGTGGATGAAGACATTATTGCACAACTTGGTTTTGTTTCATTGGATGATTATATCGGAGATCCAGGTACAACTGATTCAAATTCATATCCACAATTAATACAAGCAGCCCAAACATATTGGAAAAAATATCAAAATCGAAATGATATCAATGCATATATTAGTATGTTTACTATGTTTGATTTGTCATTCTTTAAACAATTAGATCAATTACTGCCGGCACGAGTTAATAAATTAACTGGATTGTTAATTCAGCCAAATGTATTAGAACGAAGTAAAGATACTATATTACCAGGTATTCAAACATATGATTCTTCATATATGACAGTAATTGATGCTATATCACCTACAGCATCTGGAGAATATTCTGTTTATAATGCAAACTTAGATGGAAAAATTTTATCGATATCTGCAATGGATGACGATCAATGGCAAGGCTATCTAACAGCATCGAATGAACAAAAATATGATAGTGTACGTTATTCATATGATTATATTCTTCTTTCTGGAAGCGCTTGGATCACTGCATCATCTCCTTATTGGTTAAGTGATGCATTACAACCAATATATTTAGATGCAACATTATCTGCTACGAAATTTACATCAGGCTCAGCATTTATAACTGCATCGATGTGGTCGGGTTCATTTGCACGAGTACAAGATTATTTACCACACGGAATACGTAATCAAAGATATGCTGGTTCGAAACTGAATTCTCCAGGATTTAATATTAATTCAACGCAAACCATCGACGGCAAACCAGTTGTCGAATTTAGGTCTGCAAATCCAAATCAATTGATATATCAAAATTTAGATAATACAAATGGAAGTTTTGTATTGGTATAATTTTTATATCAACGATATTTATTAAAAACATAAAAGGAAACATATGGGTTATCTAGATAATTCGAGCGTTACGGTTGACGCAATTTTAACTTTAAAAGGCCGTGAATTATTAGCAAAAGGTGGAAATGCATTTAACATTACACAATTTGCTGTTGGAGACGACGAAGTGGATTATTCACTTTGGAATCCAGATCATCCATTAGGTACAGATTATTATGGTATTATTATTGAAAATATGCCGGTTGTAGAATCAATACCAGATGAAACTCAAGCGCTTCGTTATAAATTAGTAACGTTGCCAAAACAAACAACTAATATTCCTGTTATCAATGTAGGTAATACATCTATTATATTAGCAGCTCCAGGAAATAGTTCAATCATTGCTCCAAATACAAGTCCAACTACTCCTAGCTTCGTTGGTGATAATCAAGATGCACAAAGTGTTGCAGTTGCAGGATTTGAATTCCGTATTATTGCAAAAACACAAATGCTTCAAGATAAAACTGCTACAATTACAGTAATTGGTAATGAAACCGGAGGTAGTGTAACAATTAATTTAACAGTTAAAAAAGTAACTACCGCAACAAATGGATAAAAATATGAAAATGAATCGATTCATTGAAACGTTAAAACAACAATCGCGTCAAGGTGGAGTTCCAATACTCGGCCAAGCAAATCAAGCAGCTAGACAAACACCGACTGTTATAACGCCGGCAGCAACACCGGCAGCAGCAGCTGCGGCTGGAGCTGTAACACAGCAAGTACAACAATTGGCACAACAGTTAGCTAACCAAATAGTAGCAGAACAGCAACAATCACAAACGATTACACGTAATGGACGTGTATTTACAAAATTTGATACAGCGAATGATGTTATTAGCAATCAAACTGAAGTTGTGACCGGGGGTGTATGGAGCGATGGAATTACAAATTTGCATTACAATATTCAGTAGCATTCGGACATGCATTAGGAAGTGGTTCATTCTCACAAGGTCAATTGAATGATTCACCGAGTAGAGCAATTTATTCACAATATCGTCAGTTGTTATTGAACCCGAATGATAGTAGATTTACAACTGCAGGATCTGGTTCAACTGATTACGTATATGTAGTTAATTTTAAACGTGATAGAATAAAAGAACGTTTAGATGCAGGTAATTGGGAATTGCCATTACGTACAATTTCTAGTTCTAGACCGACAAATGCAACAGGTAGTGTAGTTGCATCAGGATCGACAGTTATTCAATTAATTGATGATTCTTCAACTGCCCCCGCAACATTAGGTGACTCAGGTAAGATTTATAATATTGTATCTGGTTCATTAACATCGGGTATACATAATCCAAGTGCTCCGGTATATTATGGATTATCATATCCAGATCATGGTGTATTAGTATTAGATGGAAAAATGCTAGATCAAAAATTAAATTTTCAAACGAATACAGGATCTAGTTCTGAAGGTAGCAATCATTTTGCATTGTTCCGTTCTATATCTGGCTCAGCTTTACTTACTAATGGCGCAACAAATGCAGCATTTGGATTCCAAGCACGTAATTCAGAAAAAGTTACTAGCACACATTATTTCGTAAGAATTAAAAATGCAGAATACAACTTCTCAAATAATCCTTCATACGTAACTGGTAGTGTTGGTCAAATTTCACAAACAACATTTGTAGGCGATCCTAAAACATATATTACTACGGTAGGATTATATAATAACAGTCAGGAATTATTAGCAGTTGCTAAACTTTCTAAACCATTATTGAAATCTTTCCAAAGAGAAGCATTGATACGAGTTAAATTAGATTTCTAAAATAACACAGATTTAAGCCCCGGTATATTTATATTAAATGTAGCGGGGCTTTTTACTATATGGCACAATCAAGATTACAAAATACAGAAAACCCTTATGAAGGTTCATACCCAACGGTTTTTAAAAAGATTGATAAAACTGATGTACAAATCAATCCTTTTCAATCCTATAAGTCTTGGACTGTTTATTCTGGTAGTTTGACATCTAGCATATTACCTTTAACAGCAATATATTCAAATACTGATATGTTGCCGGCATTAGGCACCGAATTATCATTGAATAACGCACAAAACTTAGATGGTAGTTTGCAATTGATAACATATTTTTCAGTTAATCATTTATTTTACAAATATAAAAATCAACCATATAATACATTTGGTCCATCTGACTTAAATAGAACTACAAAATATTTGTATGAATCTGCTTCATTATTTTCTATTCCGTTAAATAAAATCGGGCAAGGGATAAAACCAACATCATTTACATTTACATCATCTGTTTCAGGATCATATTCAAGTGACCGTTACGGTAATATTATTAATTCTGCATTTAATACTGCATCTATTATATCTGATGTTAAATTGTATGAAGGATTCAATGAATATTTTGATACATCTAGAATTTCTTATAAATCATCAAATGTAACATATGTACCAGGTGTTCCGACAACGACTGTACAACAAAGATCAGTTGGCTATGCAGCTGTGTTTACGGGTTCATCATATATTGAAACTCCGTTAGATGGTTTATATGATAGAGAACATGATTATGCAGTTTCATTCTTTATTAGTTCTTCTAATATAGGAACAACTAATCAATTGGTAATAACAAAAGCATCAAGTTCATTAACACCAATGTATCCATTTAATATTGAATTAAGTGGAAGTAAACAATTAGTTTTTTCAGCTGCCGGCAGTACTTCATTTAAAACACAAATTACATCATCTGCATTTGTATCATCATCATGGATGCACATTGTTTGTCAAAAAACTGGTAGCAATTTACAAATGTATGTTAATGGTACATTGCAATCATCTATTTCTAGTACATTGTTAGGTGTGTATGATTCTCCATTTACAGCTTCAGCTCGTATAGATAATGCACATTCTTTAAAGATTGGTGGATATGATTCTATATCTAAAAATTTCGATGGAATGCTAGATGAAATAAGAATTTACAATAAAGCATTAACATCAACGCAAGTTGGATATTTAAATAATCGAGCAGAAGCAGGAACATTTTTGCAAACAAATCAAGTTGGAAATGTTTTTAGTAAGCAAGGCTTAATTGTATTTTCTAGTCCAGATTACCGAGTACACAATTTAATTAATACACCATTTACTGCTTCATATAAAAGTACAGTGTCAATTTATGAAATGAGTGTTCTTACAAGATTAGATGCTGGCGATTTTAATATGTCAATGAATTTATCTTTAACTAAAGATGATGATCAAACATATCGATCATTTGTTACTAGTAGCACATTTAATCCATATATAACAACGATTGGTTTATATAATGATTTTGGACAATTATTAGCAATCGGAAAATTAGCACAACCTATACGTAAAAGATCTGATGTTGATATGAATTTTCTAATACGTTTAGATTTAGATAATAACATTGTATTTAAAGGATAATGATGATACGATTAAAACATTTATTACAAGAAATGACTGAATCAGATGTAGATCGTTGTTTAACAAAAATAAAAAACAAACAATTCAAATTGATAGGCGCAGGCGATAATGGCCGTGTATATGAAATCGATGGTGAAGATAAAGTATTTAAAATTACTAAAGAACAAGATGAATATGCGGTAGCACAGAAAATTGTTAATCGTTATACTGTGCAAATCCATTAGATGGAAAAGATAAAGCCATGTTTAATCGTTTTATAGCAGATTATAACAACTATGCTCGTACTGAGGGTGGTGAAGTTTCTATATTTGATTTTATGGAAGTGACTGATAATATCGATGTTCAGCTTGATAATTTCTTAAATGCTTTGTATCTAGATGTAGAAAAATTAAATATTCCAGAATTTGATTTAGATTTAGATTTTAGAACAGATAATATCATGATGTGGAATGGTAAAATGGTCATGGTTGATTGGTGATACATATTTATATAAAATGGATACATGATGATAGATCAACTTATAAAAAAATATTTACAAGAGTACATACAAAAAAATAGCATTTCATTGATCAATGAAGTTATTCAAACAAACTCGAAATCAGGTTGGACAATTGAAATATTAGATTATAAATCTATAAAAAATCAACGTGCAAACAATAAAGCACAATCTGCAGGTGCACAATCCGGAATGATAATCATTGCAACAAAAGCAAGAAAAGCAAAAACAAATGATGGATTATTAGAAACTGATATTCGTGATTTATTAGAAGCAAATGATGTTAGATCTACCGGATATCCTTTTAATCCAGCAACACATTTATTTGTATTAATGCAAGTAAAAAATAAACCATATCGAAAAATTTGGAATCTTTGGGCAATTGATAAACGTACGTCTGGTATTAATGATACATCAAAAGAAATCAAAACGGCATTGCAAAAATCTAAATATTATACATCAACATCATTGAATATCGATCGTTTACAAGGTATTCCATTAATGAATTATGCACAAACTGAAAACTGGTTTAAATATTTAACAAAACAACATGCTGATTTAAAATTAAAAACAAAATTAAAATTGCCTAAATTAGAATCAATGAAAGATGACGTTAGTGTTGATTCTTCTAATATATCTTCTCAAATTGTTACAATAACGACTAACGAAAAAGATGCGAATCTACGTGATATAACATCTATAGATAATAAACTTATTACAACTATACCATATGCCGATAGCAACGGTTTTATAGGTAAAGCGGCTATGTCTGTTTCTGCAGATGGACAATCATTAACATTTGAGCCAATTGAAGGCGTTCAAAGCATTCAAGAAAAAATATCAGGCCGTACCGGAACGTTCGAAGGAACATTTAAAAATGGTGCACCTTCAGAAGGAGAAGCGATTTATGATGAAGGAATTAGTGATGATGATGTAATAGTATTCAATGGTAAACTAGATAGTACTATCGAAACTAAAATAACTGGAACGCAAACTTTTTCATTTAAATTTAAATCTGGCACTGCTGAATATAAAAATGGATTTCTTTATAAAGGCACATGGAAACATACGGAGACTATACCTGCAGTAATTACATATCCATTCGAATGGAATACCACGTCAGGTAAATGGACTATATATAACGAAGGAAATAAAGTTTATTATTTTAATAAGAAGTCTACGTGGACTTCTATAGATAAACAAGAATTTGAAAATAAAGTAGTCTCCGGAGAAACTATAACCTTTGTACCAATAGTCGATGAAGCAGAACAAACTAGACTAGACGGATTATTTAGTAAAACACATCGTGCTACAAACACAACACCAGTTAGGCCAACTAGTAAAAAGAAATATATCGTGATTAAAAATAATGTAACTGAAGTTAATTTATATACATTAGAAAACAATAAATTTAAATTTTATATTAAATTACCACCAGAACGTTCCGATAAAACTACGGGTAATAGATTAGTAGATACTAAACAATTACCTATACAAGGTGGTAATGATACTAGGTATAAAATGTATAATTTTAAATCGGGAGGGTCAAGTATATGGATCCCAGAACGTTTTGTTACTATAGTTGAAAGATGATAACATGAAACTAATAAATGAAGCGGGAAAATTAAGATCAATTACAAAAATATTTGTTAGATAATAGATCTAGATTACAAATAAGCACTATTATATGGAATCGCAAGATATGGAGTCCTCGTAAAAACTTTGCTGAGCGAACATATACTGGCCAAAATCCACATACAGATCATGTACATGTTGACTTTATACGAGGCAATCAAGCAAACAATCCAGACGCGGCAATTAATGTTAATATGGAAATCAACACATACGTTAAAAATTTAATCTACGCATATTATAATATATCAACAAAAAATCCAGCTGGATACTTTAAACAATTCAGAAGTTGGAATCCATTAGCACCTGGAATTGGAGACAATGAAGAAGGGGCTGCAAATAAATTGATAGGTAGATTTTTAAAAATGTATGATCCAAAGCTAGTTAACTATGAACAATTACCTACAATAACGATACAAAATAAAGATAACATACAAACATTACGACAAACAGTTGATAAATTAACAGATGCAATTTTAAATGGACGAAGTACTAATTTTATTGTACGATTCTATGTTTTAAATAAAAATACAGATCAATACGAGATCAAATCATTAAATTTTAAATGGGATTACTTATAAAAGTTATGGCAAAAAATCATTGGCATTCAGCAGGAAACGGAAAACGAGCTGAAGCATATAAATACGGTTATAAATCAGGATTAGAACTAACAGTTTCAGAACAAATAAAAAGTACTGAATATCCTTTGAATTACGAGACAGAAACACTAAATTATATAGTGCCCGAACGCAAAGCAAAATATACTCCGGACTTTGTTTTTGTTAAAAAAAATGGAAGCTTCATGTTTATAGAAACAAAAGGTAGATGGACTAGCGTTGATCGATTAAAAATGAAACATGTACTAGCATCAAATCCTGGAATTGATATACGAATGGTATTTCAAGCACCTACACAAAAAATATCAAAAGGTAGTCCAACTACATACGAAGCATATGCAAATAAGCTAGGTATAAATCACGTTGCAAAAAAATCTATACCTGAAGAATGGATGGCGGAATGTTTAAAAACAGACGAAAAGCCTATAGATGTTAAACGTTTCTTTGCATAAGGTTGGAATTACGAAATATTTTTAATATATTCATTGAAGATTAATGAAATTTATTTAATTAATAGATTGATTCATTTATTGAATCGATCGTTAAGCCAGGAATGTAATGTATGTGCTTAACATAATATATTATATATTAATAATATAATTAATTGGATTCCTTACAGAATTTTATTATATTATAATATGAAGAATCTTAAACTTCTGCAATTATTAGAATCAGTACTAGGTAAAGGTAAAACTACGTCTGGCAATAATATTGCGTTCTTCTCTCCATTTACTTCACACTATAAACCTAAATTAGAAATTGATATCAACACAAATCATAATGGAGAAAATCCATGGCATTGTTGGATATCTGATAAAAAAGGTAGGACTATTTCTAGTTTGTTCAAACAAATGGGTTTACCAAAAGAACGTTTTGAACAACTTGCTAAAATAATTGAATCATCTAAGTATAGAAATCATGATGATAAAAAAGAAGTAACACAAACAATACAACTTCCGGCAGAATACATTCCATTATGGAATAAAAAAACTTCACCGGACTTTCGTAATGCAATTCATTATTTAACATCGCGAGGCGTTACTATATTTGATATTTTGAAATATCGTATTGGCTATTGTGAATCTGGAGAATATTCTGGAAAGATTGTTATACCAAGTTATGATTGTGATGGTCAACTAAATTATTTTGTTAGTAGAGCATTTTACAAAGCTGATAAATTCAAACATAAAAATCCTAAGATATCAAAAGATATCATTGGTTTTGATTTAACTATAAATTGGTCACAACCTATAGTTTTATGTGAAGGTGCGTTTGATGCAATTGCAATTAAACGTAATGCAATACCGTTATTCGGTAAAATTATTCAGCCAACACTTCAGAAGAAAATTATTGAAAAACGTGTACGAGACATTTATATTTGTTTAGATGCTGATGCATTACGTAATGCAATACAAATTGCAGAACGTTTCATGGCAGAAGGATTGAATGTATATTTCGTAGAATTGCAAGATGATGATGCATCTGAATTAGGATTTCAACAAATACGAGAAATATTAAATGAAACGGATGTATTAACATTCGAACGAGTTATGCAACTCAAAATGGATATGATATGGAAATAAAACAAATAGATTCACATATTACTAAAATTGATAAAATTTTTCATGTGTCGGATATACATATTCGAACATTGAAACGTCATCGTGAATATCGTGAAGTGTTTGAAAACATGCAAAATTATATTGCAGCAAATAGTACTAAAAATAGTATTGCAGTAGTTACCGGAGATATTGTTCATAGCAAATTAGATATGTCGCCAGAACTAGTACAAATGCTAGTAGATTTCTTCAATGGATTCAAAATACCTACAATTGTTATTTTAGGTAACCATGATATGAATTTAAATAATATGCATCGTGTTGATGCTGTTAGTCCTATCTTAGATGTTATCAATAATAAAAATATTATCTTTATTAAAGACAATGGATTATTTGAATTCGGTGGTGCTGTTTGGAATCATATGGCTGTTGATAAGACACCTGCAGATTATATTAATGCACGAGACTTTGAAGCTTCATATAAAATTGCATTACACCATGGCGCTGTAAATACTGCAAAAACAGATATTGGATATCAAATATCAAATGAACATGTTACTACTGAATTATTTGCCGGTCATGACATTACATTGTTAGGAGATATTCATAAACCAGCACAATTTTTAGATACAGAAAAAACAATTGCATATCCAGGTTCGTTAATTCAACAAAATCATGGCGAAGCATTAGACCATGGAATTTTAGTTTGGGATGTTGAACGTCGCACTGCTGATTTTGTACAAATCGAAAATGATTACGGTTATGTTACTATAGAAACTCAAGGACCTTCTATTGTTTCACATCCACATCGTATGCCGGATAAACCTAGAATTCGTATCAAATTTAATGAAACTAGTGCAGCAGATATGAAGCGGTTGATTGCAACTATTCGTAAAAAATATGATGTTCAAGACATTACAATACAACGAACAATTGGTTCTATAGATACTTCATCGACATCGAGCTTAGCTATTGGAAATGTAAGAGATGTAGAATATCAAAATGTATTGCTTTCAGATTACATTGATTCAAACTTTCCTCAAGCAACTGCAGAAGAAATTGATGCAATTCGACATATTAATCGAACAATCAATTCTAAATTACCTGCAGTAGAATCAATACGACATACAACATGGCATCCAATCTCATTTGAATTTGACAACATGTTTTCATATGGCGAAGGCAATGTTATTAATTTTGAAAATCTTTCCGATGTATGCGGATTATTTGCTGCAAATACATCGGGTAAATCATCATTACTAGATGCAATTACATATACTATATTTGATAAATGTAGTAAAACTGGTAAAGCAAATGAAGTTTTGAACAATAAAAAAACTACATTTAGAGGTGTTTTCAAATTTGAAATGAATGGCATTCAATATACAATTGAACGATGCGGAACAAAGAAAAAAGAAAAACATGTTAAAGTAGATGTTGAATTTTATACTGATACGGAAAATTTAAATGGCGAAGAACGAAGTGATACAAATAAATCAATACGTCGTTATTTAGGTACATATGATGATTTTATTTTAACTGCATTTTCACTTCAAGCAGATAACAATAACTTCATTGAAAAGTCTCAAAAAGAACGTAAAGACTTATTATCACAGTTTTTAGACATTACAGTATTTGAACAACTATATCAACTTGCTGCAGATGAAATTAAAGAAACCGCAGGTCGTTTAAAAGATTATAAGAAAACGGATTTTGCTGAGCTTATTATTGATGCTGATGCAATCATTTCAAAAAATCAAAGCACAATACAAAAATTAGAACAAGACGAAGATACTAAACAAGATCTAAGAAATACATTGCAAGAAAAAATTGTTTCTTTGATTGAAACAAAATTGCCAACTACATATGATGGTCCTAATATTAAAATTTTGCAACGTAATGAAACGGAATTAGAAAGTTCTATAGACACGTTGCAACAAGATATTGAATCCGCGGAACAATTAATTGTAACTTCAAAACAAAATATTACTAATAAAAAAATACAAATTAAAGCGATTAATGTAAATGAATTACAAACAAATTTACAAATATTATCAACGTTAGAATCAGATATATCTGAACTTAATCGCCAATGTAAATTACAACAAGGAATTGTAAATGCTAAACAAGAAAAAATTAATCACCTTGAATCACATAAATATGATCCAGAATGTAAGTACTGTACATCTAACGTTTTCATACAAGATGCAATCGAAGCCAAGAATACGATTGATCAAGATAGAACAGTATTAGCAGATTTAACTGCACAAATTACTGACATTGATGATGCGTGTGATGCACTAGGAATTTATCGAATTCAAGAATCTAACTTTAATAAATTAAAATCGGAAATTGAAAAGGATCAAAACATATTAGAACGTTTAGAATTACAACTTCAAATTTTAGAAAGTGATTTGCAGACAAAAGAATCAGAACTAGAAACATGTTTAGAACGACAAGATTCATTTCAAAAAAATATAACTGCAATTGAACATAATGAAATAGTTGACACACAAATTTCAACTTGCAAGTCTGATATCGTAACATGCACGGATGAAATAAAATCAATTCAAGAAAAAATTAAATCAATGTACGGTGCAATTGAAGTTGCAAAAACTAAAAAAGCAAGTGCATTAGATAATTTAGAAAAATATCAAAAACTTGAAACTGAATATAAGGCATATGAATATTATTTAGATTCTGTTAAACGAGATGGTATTCCGATGGACTTAGTTGTAAAAGCTCTTCCGAAAATTGAAGCAGAAATAAACAACGTTCTCAATCAAATTGTTGATTTCAACATGGTAATGAATACAGATGGTAAAAATATTAACGGATACATTATTTACGATGAAGACAATTATTGGCCATT